ATTATGTCTAATTATTCTCATTAATTATCCGCCTTTGGTTTTAAAATTTTACTCAACGGTTGTCTTTCTACAACTGTTTCTCCGCCAATAACACCCTGTGATGTGTTGTTAACAAATGTACCTTTTTGTGTTGCTTTAGTATCTGTATTTGTCATTGTCATACGTACTGCATCTTCTTGTTTGACCCAACGGCTACCGTCTTGTCTAAATAATCTATTAGGCATAAAGTCTGTCCTTAACCAATAATCACCTTCAACTGAATTAACTGGGAAACTAGCACCATGTCCAAATGCTTCTCCATTGGGTGGTACACCGTCGCCAACTAAGTAACCATTGTACTCAGAACGTGTTGGTGATTCTGTAATTCTATCAGCTAATAGTTCTTGTGAACTTGCATCAATATCTGATATGTCTGTTGTTTGTAATGCTACGTTACCATCTTCATCTTTAGCAATAGTATATAAGTTTGTAGTATCATAACCTGACTTAGGTGCATCAGCTTCTGCTTGAGCAAGTACAGCATTATTAATCTGCATTTCTTTTTCGTATGTACTAAGAACATCACGTAGTGTATTTGTACTTCCTTCTTCTGAAGGTAAATCAAGTATTTCTTTAAACTCTTGTGAGTCAACAATTTGTTTTAATTTAATTCTGTATAAATGTGGATACCAAGTTTGCGTAAATCCTTCAGCGGCTCTGTTTACATCTTCTACAACATAAAAACGCTTTAGTGCTACACTATAATCATTAAGTGCATGTTCGTCTTTCAAGTGTGGAAGTTCAATAACATCTCCTGGCATAATTTTACGCCCTAGTGTTCTAACACTATAATTAATAGGAATTGTCATAAACAATGTATCGTTTTGTAAGAACAATCCAAATTGACTCATATCAAAGTCAATATCTTGTATATTATAAATGCCACGCATTGTATAAATGTCTGGATCATACTTACGATCTCTGTTTTCTAAGAACAACATGTCTTGTATGTTGGTTTCTTTAACAGCATCGTAACGAGGTTGTGCCGGCGTAGCGTCTGCTTCGTCCGGATTTGCTGGGCCTAGATACTTGTGTACAAAGACATCTGTACCACCTACTGTAAACATTTCGGTGATAGTTTTGTCTAAGAAATCGTAATCATTGCCCTTTTCGGGTTTGTATAAACTGAGTCTTGGCATAGTATAAGTATTTATCGTTAGCATAAATACTAGTGGAGAACAAGAAATGGCATTAAGCACACAAAAACAAGATGTATTCGATTATGTAAACGCTATGTTAGGCGGAGGCATGGTTGATGTTGAACTTGACCCTATTCATTATGAAACTGCACTAGAAAAAGCCCTTGGCAAATTTAGACAGCGTTCAGATAACTCAGTCGAAGAGTCATATCTTTTTATGCCTACGATAATTGATCAAAATGAATATACGTTACCACAAGAAGTAACTGAGGTTAGAAAATTATTTAGACGCTCAATTGGTTCTAGATCAGGTGGCGGAGATGGTGGTACATTATTTGAACCATTCAACATGGCATACACTAATACCTACTTGTTATCAAGTTCTAACATGGGCGGACTAGCAACATATGATATGTTTAGTCAGTACCAAGAATTAGTTGGAAGAATGTTTGGTTCTTTTATTGAATTCAATTGGAACACTACAACTAAAAAGTTAACACTTTTACAACGTCCAAGAGCAGAAGAAACATTACTGCTATATGTTTACAATCACAGACCAGATAGCGAATTGCTTAATGACTATCTTGGTAAGCAATGGATTAAAGATTATACCCTTGCTAGTTGTAAGTATATGTTAGGCGAAGCACGTTCTAAGTTCGCAACCATTGCAGGACCACAAGGTGGTTCAACGCTTAACGGTGATGCACTCAAAGCAGAAGCACAAGCTGAAATGGAAAAGCTAGAAGAAGAACTAAAACTAAACGTTGCTGGCGGCGTAGGCTACGGATTCACAATCGGTTAATAAACACTTGACTTCCTGATAAATCTATTGTATAATAGTTTTATTTTATGAGGAGTCAGACTTTGATTATTGGTGTATGTGGGTTAATTGGTAGCGGTAAAGATACTATTGCTGATTATTTGATTAGTGAGCATAATTTCCAAAAGATATCATTTGCAGATAAACTTAAAGATAGCGTAGGCGTTATGTTTGGGTGGAGCAGAGATATGCTTGATGGCAAAACAACAGAATCTAGAGAATGGCGTGAGAAAGTAGACGAGTTTTGGACAAAAGAAACTGGACGTACAATTACACCTAGATTAGTATTACAAGAATTTGGTACAGAATGTATGCGTAACGGATTCTATGATGGTATTTGGGTATCTTTAGTAAAACAAAAAATCATTGACAATCCGGATATTAATTGGGTATTGCCCGATACACGTTTTCCTAATGAAGCAAAGATGCTACATGAAGTAGGCGGACATGTATGGCGTGTAAAACGTGGACAAGATCCTAAGTGGTTTACAGAGTATGTTGAGTTTGATACAGAGCCTACTGACATACACCCTAGCGAATGGGCATGGGCTCATACTAAATTTTCACAGACATTAGAGAACAACGGTACTATTGACGAACTTAGAAGTCAGGTAGCAAGTCACCTTGCTTCCATTTAAATCCTTCTTTATACATAATCTTACTACAATTAGCACATATTGTTTTTAAGTTGCTAAATCTTACATTGTTAAGATCACCGTCAATATAATATACTGAAAACTGTTCTTTGTGTTTGCTTTTAAAGCCACACTTATCACAAACTTGTTTCTTTTCGTAACCGGACTGTTTCCATTTAGGAGTACCATGTATAGGCTTACCGTGTCTGGCACACGACTCACACATACTTCTATAAAAAGGTTTTCCCTTTTTGTAATAGTTAATTGCTACTGGTTTAACGCCACATTTGCATAAAGGTCTCATATATGTATTTACCTGCCCTTTTTGATCCCTTTTTCAGGGTAGATAAAGAGGCCTTTTATGCAAATTGGTATAAATAATAGTAACATGCTATATCAACAGGAGAAAATAAAATGGCTTTAGTATCACCAGGAGTACAGGTCAGCGTTATAGACGAAAGTTTCTATACACCAGCTGAGCCAGGTACAGTACCAATGATTTTTGTTGTTTCCGCACAAGACAAAACAAACGGTGCTGGAACAGGAACTGCGGCGGCAACGACTGCGGCAAATGCAGGTAAACCTTATTTGGTTACCTCACAGAGAGAATTAACAGACTTGTTTGGAGACCCAACTTTTTATACGGACACAAACAACAATGCACTACATGGTAGTGAATTAAATGAATACGGGTTACAAGCGGCCTACTCATACTTAGGAGTAGCTAACAGAGCTTATGTAACTAGAGCAACACTAAACACATCAGAGCTAATGGCTTCTGCTACAGCGCCAGCGGCGAATCCAGCAGACGGCACATATTGGTTTGATACAGCAAATAGTGTGTTTGGTATTTTTGAATGGAACGGAGCGGCAGGCAATGTTACTGGTGGACAGAGCTTTACGAATAAAGTTCCTACAGTAATTACAGATACTACTAAAGTAACAGGCGGCACACCAAAAACTTCTGTTGGTGCAATTGGTGATTACGCTATTGTTGCTACTACTACACTTAACAAATTGTTCTACAAAAAGAGCGATGGTAGTTGGGTACAAGTAGGATCAACAGCATGGATTAGTTCATGGGCAACTGTAACAGGAACGATTTCAAATCCAACTATTACTAACGGTGCTTCAATGAGCATTAACGGTACTGTTGTAACAAGTGGCGGAACAGCATTAAGTGATGTTGTAACAGCTATTGGTTCAGCAGGTATTGCTGGAATTAGTTCAGCAGTTGTTAACAACAAATTAGAGATTTACTCAACAGGCGCAGACGTTGTATTAGCAACTAACGCTTCAACACTATTAGCAGAGATTGGTTTAACGGCGGCTACTTATAAAGCACCTAAAAATACTATTGCTCCGCATACTAGTGTACCTGAGTACAAGTCAACAGATACTAGTCCAAGACCAACTGGAAGTATTTGGATTAAAACTACACAACCTAACTTAGGTGCTAACTGGAAAGTTAAAGTTTGGAACGCAACAACTAGCTTGTGGGAAACTAAAATGGCACCAATGTATGCAACACCTGAGGCGGCATTATACGGCTTAGATAAAGCAGGCGGTGGTAAGAACTTAGCAGTTGGAACTGTTTACATCAAAACTAACAATGATGAATCAGCTGATCCAATTGGTGACTTTAAAATACACAGAAGACAGTCAACAGGTAATACTAAAATTACTTCAGACATTATTACAACACAAGTAACTACAGGAACTTATGCATTTGATATTGCAGAAACTGTTCCAGCAAGTGCTACGTTAAGTGCGGCAGTAACAGTTAGTGTAACAACTAACGGTGCGGCTGACGATGCAGACGATATTGCAGGTGCAATTAACTCCGCAGGATTAACTAACGTTGTAGCAAGTGTTGACGCTTCAAACAGAATAGTTATTGAACACAATGACGGTGGTGACATCCACATTACAGATACTAACAGCGGATTAGCTTTAGCAGGATTTGTAGCTTACAATGGCTCAAATGCGGCAACAGCAACTCCAAACTTATATGCAGATGCTTCAGGTAATGCATTTGATATGGTTGCTAGTAACTGGAAATACTTAACATACACACCAAGTACAACTGCTCCAACAGCATTAACAGCTGACGGTGCATTATGGTACAACAGTATTGTAGACGAAGTAGACATGATGATCCACAATGGTACTACTTGGGTAGGTTACCAAGACTCAACAGCACCGTTCTACGATGCTAATAGTGCAGACAAAACTGATCCAGCAGGACCAATTGTTAGTGCTACTGAGCCTACTAAACAGTCAGATGACACTGATCTTAAAAATGGCGACATTTGGATTAGTACAGCAGACTTAGAAAACTATCCAAAAATTTACAAATATAACGCTACTTCATTAAAGTGGATTGCACTTGATACAGGTGACCAAACTACTGAAGATGGTATATTATTTGCAGATGCACGTTATGGTACAAGCGGTGTTACAGGTGACACAGCAGGAACTATTCCAGCATTAATGGCAAGTAACTTCTTAGACTTTGACGCTCCAGATCCAGCACTATATCCAAAAGGTATGTTGTTATGGAATACTAGACGTTCAGGATTTAACGTTAAGAAATATGTACGTAACTACATTGATACTGCAGGACTTAACATTAGATTTAACAATGATGAGTCTATGGCGGCATACGCAACTAATAGATGGGTAACTGAATCAGCTAACCAAGAAAATGGTGCAGGCTCATTTGGTAGAAAAGCTCAACGTAAAGTTGTAGTACAAGCATTACAAGCAATGGTTAACAGCAACGCTGATATTAGAGATGATAATTCAAGAATCTTTAACTTGATGGCTTGCCCAGGTTACTCAGAGCTAATTGGTGAAATGAAAACACTTAACTATGATAGAGGCATTAGTGCGTTTGTTGTAGGTGACTTACCGTTTAGATTAACACCAGATGCAACAACATTAAACAACTATGCAACTAACGTAAATGGTGCAGTTGAAGACAATGATGATGGACTTGTAACATACGATGAATACTTAGGTGTGTTTTATCCAAGTTTATTTACAAGTAATAACGCAGGTAACAACGTAGTTGTTCCAGCAAGTCATGGTATACTACGCACAATGGCATTAAGCGATCAAGTATCGTTTCCATGGTTTGCTCCAGCAGGAACAAGACGTGGTGGAATTACAAATGCTTCAAGTGCAGGATACATTACAAGCGAAGGTGAATTCCAAAGCGTAGCACTTAACGAAGGACAGCGTGATACATTATACGGTAATGCTATTAACCCTGTAACGTTCTTAAGTGGTGCAGGACTTGTTAACTTTGGTCAAAAGACAAGAGCTAAAAATGCTAGTGCTTTAGACAGAATCAACGTTGCAAGACTAGTAATTTACTTACGTTCGCAGTTTAACAAACTTGCTAAACCTTATATCTTTGAGCCAAATGACAAAATCACACGTGATGAGATTAAAGCACAGGCAGATAGTTTACTATTAGAGCTAGTAGGACAAAGAGCATTATATGACTTCTTAGTAGTATGTGACGAAAGTAACAATACTCCAACAAGAATTGATAGAAATGAACTTTACTTAGACGTAGCAATTGAACCAGTGAAAGCAGTGGAGTTTATTTACATTCCATTAAGACTTAAAAACACTGGTGAGATAGCAGGGCTTTAATATGATAAATACTTACAAGCAGGAGATATTATAATGGCAATTTCAACACTAAGCAAAATTACAGTACCTTTGGATTCTAGCTCTTCAGCTAGTAACCAAGGTTTGTTGATGCCGAAACTACAATACCGCTTTAGAGTGAGTCTTGAAAATTTTGGAGTATCAACACCAACAACAGAACTAACTAAACAGGTTGTAGACGTAACAAGACCAAACGTTAGTTTCGAACAGATCACAGTAGACGTGTATAACTCACGTGTGTACCTAGCAGGTAAACATACTTGGGAACCAATTACACTTAACTTACGTGAAGATGTTAGTAACAACGTACAGAAACTTGTTGGCGAACAACTACAGAAACAATTTGACTTCTTCGAACAAAGTTCGGCGGCGTCAGGTAGCGATTACAAATTCGTTACAAGAATTGAAATATTAGACGGTGGTAACGGTGCTAATACAGCAAGTGTACTAGAGACATTTGAATTGTATGGTTGTTACTTAGAGTCAGCAAACTACAATAGCTTGTCTTACTCTACTAACGATCCAGTAACTGTTGCACTAGCAATACGTTACGATAACGCTATCCAAAGTCCACAAGGAACGGGCGTAGGAACAGCAATCGGACGTACAGTTAACACAGCTATTACAGGCGGCGGCGCAAGTTAATAGTTAATAATATTTCCTGAAACTTTAAAAGGGTGTCAATTAATTTTGGCATCCTTTTTTATTCTGTACGCACTTATCTTATTAGGATAAATATTAATGCAGGAGAGTAACGATGGCTACAAAACTTAATGAAAATACTGAACTAGCGATTCCGTTAAAATCTCTACTTGGATTAATTGCAGGTACTGCTGTTGCAGTATGGGCGTACTTTGGTGTTATTGAAAGAATAGCTTTCTTAGAACTTAAAGAGCAACAAGACAGAACCAAGTTAGATTTTGCTTATAAATGGGTACAAGATTTTACACCACCACCAGCAGTAGCTGACACGGTAGTTAGAGTACGCAATATGGAACTTCAAATAAAAGAACTTGAAATTGAAGTTAAGCATTTAAAGGAACAACTTAACAATGGCAAATAAACTCAACGGGTTTTTAGATAATTTAGTAAGTGGAGCATTAAGTCCTAAAGGCAACTTAGGCGACCAAGCACACGCGGCTCGACTATATGTTGATGACGCACACAGACTAAGTCCTAAAAGTAAATTTCTTTATCACGTAAGTTTTAATTTAAATCCTGAAGCAGTACAATTAATCCCTCAATTAAAGACACAAGAAATTAATATGCTTGTTAAAAGTGTTGACTTACCTAAGTATCAAATTGCAACAACACTAAAGCATCAATACAATAAGAAAAGAAATTTACAAACAAGATTAGATTACGATCCTATTAACATTGTATTCCACGATGACAACTTTGGTCAAACAACTGCTATGTGGGAAGCGTACTATAGATATTATTTTAAAGATGGTAACTATGCAAGTATAGACGGAAGTACAAATCCTAATACTTCTAATGCGGCATACAATAGAGGATCAGGTTATCAAGGTGAAGCGGCAAACACTTTTAGATACGGTATGGATAACGATTCTCTTAAACCGTTCTTTGAAAGTATTCAAATTTATCAAATGTCAAGAAAACGCTACACAGCGTTTACATTAGTTAACCCTGTCATTAGTGAATGGGGACACGACACTATGGACAACAGTTCAAGTGACGCAGTAGCAAACAACATGACTGTACAATACGAAACTGTATGGTATGCAAGAGGACCAGTTAAAGATGGTTCGGCTCCTAAGAGCTTTGGTAGTGCTAGTGGACATTACGACCAAGTACCAAGTCCTAATTCATTAGGCGGTGGCGGAACTAGTAGTGTGTTTGGTGTTGGTGGTATTGCAGGTGGCGTTGCTGATGTGTTTGGAGATATTAGTAGTGGAGCGGCATTTAGCAGTCCAACAAACTTTTTAGGTACAGTATTAAAAGCAACTAGCATAACACAGAATGCTAAGAGTTTAGGTAAAGAAGGATTACGTCAAGAAGGATTTGGAATACTAAAAGACCAAATTGGTAAAGCAACTGGCATTGATGTTAGTGGCGTGGCAAATGTTGCATTTCCTAAGTCAGGTGGCTCGGGTGGTAACTTTAGTACTATTGCTACAGTTGCAGGCTTAACAACACTAGCCGGAGTTGCTACTGGTAAAATTGGTAATCCACTAAGTAGTGTTACTAACTTCTTAAAAGGAAATCCAGGAGCGGCTGACTCAGTAGCTAAAAGTACTTTCTTTAAGAAGGAACATATTAATAATGGCGGATCACCGTTACCTGAAATTATTAGTGCGGCTTATGAAGCACAAACGTTTGAAGATAAAAAAGCGGCAAGAGAAAAAGCTATTTCAAACGCTAACGGCAACACAATGTTTACATAGGATTAATTTATGGGCGAGAACACATCAACTAACAATAATAGTACACCAACTAACTTGTATGGTAACCTTCCAGTTAAGGCAGGTGATAGTGCGACTAAAGTAAAACAATTCTTTAATCAATATTATTCAGAACCATTTGAATTTTCAAGTAACGAAGTTGATGCAACAGTAGCTTTCTTTACTAAAAGAGGCTTTGATGAAGTTAGTGCTAATAGTGTTGCAACTATTGTTATGCAACAAGCAAAAATTGATAATGTAAAAATATTTGAACTAATAGATACGCTTGGCGGATTTGACCAAGTACAATTAAGTACAGTAATTACAGAAATTTTAAATTACAACAGATCAAAAATCAGTACACTAGGTTACAAAGTAGACCAAGCAACTAATAAATTAGAAACTAGAAACATAGTGGTATAATGCTATGGGTAAGTTTGCTCAGGGTCGGTATACATTAAAGTACCCCGAAAAATACTTAGGTACAAAAACACCTTTATATAGAAGTAGTTGGGAATTTGCATTTATGAAATTCTGCGATGAAAGTCCTAGTGTTAGTAAATGGGCAAGTGAAAGTGTTAAGATACCATATAGAAATCCACTAACAGGTAAGCATACAGTTTATGTACCAGATTTCTTAATACAGTACAGCGATAAAAACGGTAGACCGCATGTTGAACTAATTGAAGTTAAGCCTGATAATCAAACTATGAAAGAGAATGTTGGGCGTGATAAATGGCGTCAAGCACAGTATATCCAAAATGTTGCTAAATGGGAAGCCGCTAGAGCATGGTGTAAACAGAAGAAAATCTTCTTTAGAGTTATAACCGAAAAAGACATTTTTCACTCAGGCAAGAGAAAATAGGATAAATAATAGTAGCATATAATGGAAAACCAGAATGACTAAGAAACTAGAAGAATTACTTAATTTACCTGAAAGCCAGGAAATTATTAAAGAAGAGCAATCAAAGTCTAATGATGTTGTCAAAGCAGATCAACAAGAGGACTTTAGAGACATTGCTGAACTTGATAAAATTACTGCGGCATTACCAGCTGTAAAAGGACTAGGTGAATTAGCAGATAAAGAACTCAACGCTATTGCAGATAAGGCTACTACAGCTTATGATGACCTAATGGATTTGGGTATGAATGTGGAGAGTAGATACAGTGGTAGAGTTTTTGAAGTGGCTGGAGGAATGCTTAAAACGGCACTTGATGCCAAAGTTGCTAAACTAGATAAAAAATTAAAAATGATTGACTTGCAACTTAAGAAAGAAAAGCAAGATAAAGACAGCGGATATGAAGATTCTGGGCTTGTAAATGGCGAAGGATACGTAGTTACTGACCGTAACAGTTTGCTTGAGAAATTGAAAAACATGGATAAATAAACATATAAGGAACTGATATGAAGACATTTGCAGAATATTTAACAGAGTCTAAAAAGACTTATAAATTTAAAATTGGTATCGCAGGCGAACTACCTGAAGGTTGCATGGACACTATGGAACAGTCACTTCAGAAGTTTGGTTGTATGAATTTAACAAGTTGTAAGCGTACACCGATAAGTGAACGTCCGTTAGATTTTCCACAGTTACAAAACATGGAAGTTAACTATTGCGAATGTGAATTAGCATATCCTACTATTGCACCTGTGTTAGCAGAATACTTAACACAGTCATGTGGGTTACCAACATCACACTTAATTGTAAGAAACTTAGATGCTCCACAAGAGGAATACCAAGATCAAGAATACAATAAAGTTTATGAGCCAGCACTAGGTAGCGACTTACCAGAATCAGATCCAGCAGTTCATAAGCAAGTAACAGGCGAAAGAGTTATGGGCTTACTAGCAGAGCTAGAACAAGCACGTAAAGAAAGAGAGAATGATCCAATTGGAAGCATTCAACCAAACAAAGAACAAATTCAAGATATGGGCGAACCACAAAGCAAAAGCCCAATGGGGAGCAAATAATATGAAACTAGAAGACATTTATAAAAAAATTGATGACCTTAACGAAGCGGCATCAATGAATATTTCATTAACAGGTGATAGTCCACAAGAAGTAGGTGAACTATTTAAAGTATTAGGTGACAAAGATCTTAATCCAGATCCAAAGCCAATGCCAAGTTTAGGTATGCGTGGTGACATTGAGAAGTCAATGGACATTATGAAAAAGATGGACGGTCCAAAAGATGGTCCAATGCCAATGCCAAGTGACATGCCAAAAAAACTTACAATGCAAGATGAGCCTGCATCAGAAGACTATGCTAACAGTCCAGATGAACAACATCAAGACACAAAGTTTATGACTAAAGACTTAGCAGGTGGACTTAACAAAGAAAAGAAATCATATCCAAAAGTAGCAGGTGGTGATAATCCAATGGCACTTGAAGATAAGATTAAAGAAGAATTAAAAGCTAAGTTTGCTGAAAAGTTCGGCGAAGCAAAAGAAGATAGTTTCGACGAAGCTGGTTGTAAAAAAGAAATGAAAAGACTTGACGCAAGTGGATGTGCAAAGAATGAAATGTATAAAAAAATTAATGCACAATACGAATGTGGTAAAGAAAAATTCGAAAAATTATACGCAAGTAGTTGCGGTAACCACTAAATAGCAGTCTAAGTAAGAATAATAATAATAATAAACGTCACAACAACATTCAATACCCGCTCCGGCGGGTATTTTTTTGAGTAAATAATAGTATGGCAACAAAGAGTTTAGACGGTGTCTTAACAAAAAAGGCACATACCAGAGATACATATACTGAGGCGCAGATTGACGACTTAAAGAAATGCATGGATCCAAAAGATGGATACTTGTACTTTGCTAGGAAGTTTGCGTTTATTCAGCACCCTGTAAAAGGTAAATTATTATTTGATCCATTTGGATATCAAGTACGTTTACTGCAAAGTTATCACGACTTCCGTTTTAACATTAATATGTTACCAAGACAAACTGGTAAAACTACTACTGCCGCAATTTACTTGTGTTGGTATGCAATGTTTCATCCAGATCAAACAATACTAATTGCCGCACACAAATATACAGGTGCTCAAGAAATTATGCAACGTATTAGATACGTGTATGAAATGTGTGCTGATCATATTAGAGCAGGAGTAACAAACTACAACAAAGGCTCAATGGAATTTGAGAATGGAAGTAGAATTGTTAGTGCTACTACAACAGGAAATACAGGACGTGGTATGTCCATATCATTACTATACTGTGATGAGTTTGCATTTGTTAATCCTAACATCGCAGAAGAATTTTGGACATCAATATCACCTACACTAGCAACAGGTGGTCGTGCTATTATTACAAGTACACCTAACTCAGACGAAGATACATTTGCTATCATTTGGAAAGAGTCTGCAGACAAGTTTGATGAACATGGCAATGAAGCAGATATTGGTAAGAACGGCTTCCATGGATTTACGTGTAGTTGGGACGAACATCCTGACAGAGATGAAGAATGGAAGAAGAATGAAATTGGTCGTATTGGTGAAGAAAAGTTTAGACGTGAGTATGGTTGCGAATTCTTAATCTATGATGAAACACTTATTAATAGTATTAAGTTAGCATCAATGGAAGGTGCAGATCCAATACTTAATATGGGTCAAACACGTTGGTACGGCAAACCAACAGGTGATAACAACTATGTTGTTGCCCTTGATCCTAGTATGGGTACTGGAGGCGACTTTGCCGCAATACAAGTATTTGAAGTACCAAGCTATAAGCAAATAGCAGAATGGCGACATAACGAAACTGCTATACCAGGACAGATTAGAGTATTAAAAGATATATGTGATTACATTAAAGAGCAATGTAATAACAACGGATCAAATATATATTGGAGTGTAGAGAACAATAGTATTGGAGAAGGTGCATTAATTGTTATTAGAGATCTTGGAGAAGAGAATATACCAGGGTTACTTACAAGTGAACCTATGCGTAAAGGACATGTACGTAAGTTCCGTAAAGGATTTAACACAACACACAGTACCAAAATTAGTGCTTGTAGTCGATTAAAGACTATGATTGAAAATGATAAACTACAAGTAAACAGCAAAGTACTACTATCAGAGCTTAAAGGATTTGTAGCAAGTGGTAGTAGTTATAAAGCAAAACCCGGAGAAACGGACGATTTAGTTAGTGCAACATTACTAAGTATGCGTATAATCGCAGTATTAAAAGACTGGGATCCTAGAGTATATGAATCGTTTAATCAGGCAGAATCAGCGGAAGATTACGAGCCGCCCATGCCTATATTCGTTTCGACTAATATGAGATAAATATTAACATGAGCAACATGGAACCTATATCAGAAAAATTATTTGCTAAAATTAGAGGCAGATTTGAGTCAGTAACAATCGGAGACGAGCAAGGTGCTGTAACAGATGAGCCAAGACTAGCAAAGTACTTTGATTTTGATTACAAAGAAGGTGCAAACGTACTAGGAAAAGTTAGTATCACACTAGACGAAAAGTCAGGTGTTACTGTA